GCGTGCGAACTGCTTTATTAACTGATTAGGAGTAAATTGATCATGCTTAAAGAGCGTACATTACCCTACACTACTGGTGACGACATTGGTCCGAACCACAATTACTATGCGGCTTCAACAGCGTTAGGCAGTTTTGCCAACGTTGTTAAGTTCGGATGGGATAAAAGTGCAGGGGTGGCCTTACACCGACAATACGGTATGGAGAGAGCGGCTACGCCGTTCTCCATTATCGAAGGTGCGCCCGGGAAAGAGATTTTTCGATCCTCGGAGCGTAAAAGGCCTTATTTCAACACCTGTACACACAAAAAGAAGGGGGGACAAAATCTCCCCTTCACATGTGCGTACTACAACAAAAACGGTGCACCCTATGGCCTGTACTTTTGGCGATTAGGTGCCGGTAATGCTTTACCTTGTGATAACTTGGTGAGGCATTTCCCGGTTGATCTCAGTACAGCTCAACGTTCAGCTTGGGGCATTATGCAACCTCGTTTTAGGGCAACATCTCGATGTTTAATTTCATCTATGAGTTGAAGGATTTTAGATCCCTTGCACGCTTTCTCTTAAATAAACCTTTGAGAAAACTGTCGAATATGTTCAAACGCTTAAGGCGTAAGCCTCAGTTTGATCCGACATTGCCGCTATCAAGACTTCATCTAGCCAATGAGTTTGCACTCAAACCGCTAATTTCTGACATTGTTCGAATTACGTGTCAAATCGAAGAATTGATATCCAGTGTTCAGCAAGATTTCGCTGACGCTGGGCGCGAACGTAGCAGCAGACACTATAGTCAAAGTTTTGATGTTAAAAACGATGATATTAGGACTGCGTATTATATAGCCCGGAACCCACATTTGTTTGTGGGACAAAGTGAGCAGTTGAAATTCACTGCAACAATGGAGTATTCTTATGAATACAACATGCGGAGTACTATATCCGCCTTTGTAAAATACTGGGGTATACAGCCAAGTCAAGAAGCTATATGGAATGCAATTCCTGGCTCCTTTCTTGTCGACTATTTCTTAAAAGTTGGCAAGGCCTTGGCGATCAATTCGAGGGACAAGAACGTTCTATTGGAATTGCACCAATATTGCGAATCACTCTTGTCCGAGAGGACTGATGGAATCCATTTTACTGGATCACATCTGGCGGGACCTTTAAATCTCGGATCTCATGAGAGATCTGGAGACGGAAAACATTTAGTTTCCGGGTATTTCGCCACCCTTTATACTCGTAACATAACTAGGCCTAAAACAGGCCCGGTGATGCCGCAGCTAGCCAGACCAACCACTAAACAAGGTTGGAATATGCTAGCACTGCTTCGTAATTTCTTCTAATTATTTAAATCAGAAGACTCCTCCCGAATGTTCGGGCGTATACACTCACCACGTTACGGTGTTTAAATATAAGGATAATATAATCCATGGGACTATTTACTGATCCTCTCGTTTTAGTCGACAGTACGGTCACTGACCGTATTTTCAATTTCCGGGCTCAATTGAACGAGCCCAACTCTATCGTTGGCGAATACATTGAACCGGCTGCAGAAGTTGCAGCTGCTTCAAAAATGGTGGTTAAACACACCACATCTGCTTCAGGTATCAAGAGACATCTGTTACAAAACACAGAGACTTTTGACCTTACAGCAGATCCAACGGATGGCGACTCAGCAGTTATTGGGAATGTGACTTTGTCACATCACCCCAAGGCTACGCTGGCGCAGGTTCAGGATAGAGTTACACTCCTGATTGCTGCGATGAGCGAGGCCAACTTCGTATCGAATTTGATGCGCGAGTTGATCTAGTGAGACGCGTTGCCGATGAAACGTACAAGGCAGTTTTAACTGTCATACGTGCGCTAATTGGCTTGAGTTTGTCTATATTGAAACCCATCATTTGGGCGGCAATACGACGACTTGGAAAGTAATTTCCTCATGGCTGGAGGTCTAGATGGTAAATACCACCGAACCTGAAAAGCCAGTAGGACGTTATGTCAACTTGCATTTGGAAGGTGAGGCTTTGTACACATTTTCTGTGTTACAAGCGATCCTAACAGACGCGACTAATCAATTAACCTACAGACGTGCTGACGCGCATGCTGACTTGCTGACCGTTGCGAAACGGTTGAAGCATGAAGGCATGCAGTTTGCAACGCAAACTCTACCTCGTTTCATCAATGAATTCTTTACATTGTTGGAAGGAGGTAAACCATCTTTCGAAGGGTTTAGAAAAAGACCTTCGTCACAGCTGCCCGTGTTTCTTAATGGGCTAACTAGTATGGTTGTGGAGTCTGTAGAACTGGATTATAAAGCTGTTGATTTTCTTTACAGCTTTTGTGTTTCCTTCAAGAAATTGAAGGGGCCCTATCCAGAATCCGTTTTGTCTAATGAATTAGACAAGCTTATTTCAACTGATTGCGAGCTGGGCAAAATTGACATAGTGTCAGGATTGCCTGGTCGCGCAGTGAAACGAGCTAGGTATTTGGTCAATCGTCTCTTTCGAAAGATTGATCTTGGTGACATGTCACCTAAACCTGGCTCCGGGGCTACAAATACGCCCCTAAGCTATGACACGCGTTTTCAACCGCATGTTGTGTACGGACAATTAGCAGATAAATTTCAATATCCGCTTTGGTTTTACACCAACGCAATGGATTTTCACGCTAATGTTGGAACATACTTTGACCTTGCAAGATCGAAGTATCCTAAGTCCCGCTTAAAATTTATCCATAAATACAGGGATAAACCACGCGGGATATGTATTGAAGAAAATGAGACTCAGTGGTGCCAGCAGGCTCTTAAAGGCTTGCTTTATAAGCACATTGAGCGTCACCCTATGACTAAAGGCAAGATAAATTTCGCTAATCAAAAGATCAATCAGCGACTTGCGCTTACATCGTCTAGGTCTCGGAACAAATCAACAATTGATATGTCCGAAGCTTCAAACAGAGTAGCCAGGATCCTTGTGTTCTCACTATTTCGAGACACGAGCTTACTGGATCACCTTGATGCCGTCTCTACGAGAATTATCCAATTCCCCGAGGAGGTTAGAGCAGGTGAGCTTTTGGTGAACATGTTTGCACCAATGGGCTCGGCTGTCTGTTTTCCGGTTATGGCGGTTGTACATTGGGCTTTAGTAACAGCCCTAATACAGCTAGCTATGCCAGGTGATACAAGGAAGTTGTCCAAACGTGTATACGTTTACGGTGATGATATCATCATTCCGACGGAGGCCACAGATACGATTTTTAAATATCTGCCAGCCTTCGGGATGAAGCTCAATAAGGAGAAGTCCTTTCAGAGCTCGTACTTCCGAGAATCTTGCGGCATGCATGCCTATAAAGGGCATGATGTCACTCCTGTGTATAATAACTATACACTAACCGGTAAATCTAAACACGACTCAACATGTCTGTTGAGTAGTTTGGCGAAAGAAGCTTTGTACCATAAAAAAGGCTACATTGCGACGGCCGCTGTTGTCCGACACCAAATAAGGAATTTATTTGGTCCCATCCCCTATGGGGGTGAGAAGTCGAGGGCTCTCTGTTTTAAGAGAGTTCACCCAGGCGCTTTCAT